TTCTCAGTGACTTCTGCTGGTACATTAGACTCATTCCTAGAAATAAATCTTCGTGTTTTAGGTGGTTCAACATATTATTTTTATGTTCATACAACAACAAATAATTTTGGAAGTTTTATTATTAAACCATATTGTATTTTGGCATCCTCTTATGGTGTACGATATCCTGTTACAAATGATATTGCTTTCCGACAGATGCCTTTTCCTAGTACAATTAGACACATTAGTCCAGCAATTTACACTAATAAATTTTATACATATGATTTATCAGCAAATTATGTGGAGGGCTACGACTCCAATAAAGTAAGTTCCGATTATATGGATTATCTTATCCGAACATCAGACAATGAAACAGGATATGATCCTAATAATGGTGGTAGCTACAGTTTTAAGAAATTAAATTCATCAAGTTCAAATATAGGTTCTAATATTGCGACTAGAGATTCAAATCTGTGGTTCTATTCTAATTCTTCCAATTATATCACATTTACTTCAACAACTTCTCTAGCAACATATCTTTCTATTTCAAATATTTCAAGTTTCAAATTGGCATCAAATGAAAGCACAACCTTAAAAATTACAAATCCTTTTATTGCGTGTAATATTAGTAATCAAGAGACAATTATTTTGCCTCGTGAAACTTTACCAGCATCCAGTCCAAGTTTTATATATACAACTGTTCCATTCCTTTCAACAATTACAAATTATCCGCTTTATTCAACTGTAACAAAAAGCGTACCTGCATATTTCAGCACATCAGTTGCGTTTCAGAGTACTATTAATCTAAATCATTCTTCAATAACAAATATTTTTAATGCAAGTTATGATTCCAATATTAATTACAGCATTAGCAAAGGTAATTTTCCGGTTGTTAATACGTCGCCGCTATACATATGCGATAATCCAAATACAATTACATATGATTGTAGTTATAATCCTCTTCCAGCAAACCAATTTCAGACAACTACAAACCCATTTACATTTGGCGTAGATGCTAGTGGAGTAACCGGATTTACTTTTCAAACACCCTACGATAAATTCTGTTCTATTCAAGAATTTGTAATGAAATTTGCGTATATTAATCCTTCAATAACACAACCCTATTTACAGAATGGCTTAAATCGGCCATCAATTGATTTACAGTATTATAACAATAAAGCAATTTACTTAAAAATATATCAAACCACAAATATAATTAATAAAGATCCAGTTGAGATAGCACAATTAGTCCCGTTAATGACTCTTCAACGCAGTAAAATTGTACAGATTGGCTCATTTACACCAGCAGCACCCGGACAACCAGCAACACTCCGAAACCGTAATCCAGAATGGGGAACATATTACACATATGATATCTGCGGTTCACCACCTCCACTAAAACCGTTCCCCCCATTTTATAAAACAGATGGTACAGGTATTTTAGAACCCGCACCTGTAGCAAATACATATTGTGCTTTACCTATTAATGCGGATGGCACAGTTGGTGCTTTCTATGGACTTTCCTTTACAAAGACTAGTTTCAACTATAAATCTACAGATCAAAACTTATTGGTAAATTACCAAACAAATTATTTACTAACAAAACGTAATACACCCTATGAAGTTGCGGGTAGTTATCAAATACAGTTTTTAAATCCGCCTACACAACCTGGTGGCGAACCTCAGTTTTCACCGGTTCATTTAATTACCAAAATAAGTTATGTAAATCCTAATAATAACTATGATCCCGCACAGGATATTAGTCGCTTTGGCAACGGTACTATAACAGGCATTTCCGGAGAACTAGCAGATACAGTTATGTTTTTATATGATAATTCTATTGCTCGTGATACAAATGTTATACTAAATGATTCTCGATATGGTGCTACACGTGTAGCACTGGGTGATGCCACAAAAACAAGCGTGGATGATTCCGCAATTTGGGGACAGGAAAAAGGAACAGTTTATAAAGCCGGTGATGACGATTCTGGTTATAACTTCTTATCCTACATTCATAGTGCGGTAATTCGTCAAGGAAGTTCCAATGTAATAAATATTCGTGGCTATGTTCCAACATCACAATTTGCCACTGGATTACGTATTATAGGAACAAATTGGACAAATTTTGGTGTAATGACATTAAGTGAACTCATGCAAGATATAGATGCTCTTGTCACAGGTCCTTTGCCAATGAGTATTGATGCCACTGGTAATATTATAAATGAATCTACGCGTTACACGGGGGGTAATTACTTTAGCCGTAATTATGCTTTAGCACTTATACGTTTTAATAACGCATTCAAAGTCCGTAAAATATTCGGGCTTGGAATTGGTTCAACCAATTATTTAGGTTACATATTTGATGGAACTACTGAAGCAAATGCTTTCAGAGCCGCACTAAGTACTTATGTTAATTTATATAGCACTACAATTGTAAATCAGATAACTGTTAACTCAGCCACAAAGAATGCTCTTACAAGTCTAACCAATTATGTATCTATACGTTATAACGGTATTCTACCACTTTCTTTCTTAAAGCGTTCTCGTCTAAGTGATCCTATTCCTTTTCAAATCCAGTTCAAGTCTTCTCTGAAGGCTCCATATATAACTGCTTTTGATCAATGGGGTTTAGGCTGGACACTCGGTTTTAATAAAATAGATACTCCTTTCTCCACACAACAAACTGCGTCAACGTTTATCCGTATTACAGATGACTATATTTATCTCAAAATGAATGAGGAAATGGATATGAATACAATTGACACGAGTGAAAAAGAATATATCAGCCAATCGCAAGATACATTTGGACAGAGTGCGAAGTACTTTGCTAAACTCTTGCTTAACACATTCGGAAACTATACAACAACATTTGTACAATCGCCTAAAATCTTTAATCCTGTATTAGGAAAACTGGATAAACTCCACTTTCAATTGGTTGATCAGTTCGGTGCTATTATAAATAATAAAGACTGTGAATTCACTGTAACTCTTCAAGTAGAAGAGTCGGTCGATCAACTTGTAAAATCGGCCACATTGGATACTGGTACAAATCAGCAAATGGCCGTTTTTTCTTCCACAACTAAGTAGAGAGAATGGCCGAATTACATTCAAATACAAATGTAATCTATTGTCCATCCCGTAATCCTTATGATGAACAGCCGCTCAAGCCGGTTGATGCTTTTAGAACCTTAGAAGAAGCCTTTCCGGATATCTGCTTGAAAAGCCACTGGGATCCTTCATTATTAGCAAATCGCTATATCCTTCCGCAGACTGAAGCACCTCTTCCCACTGATTTCCGGCCTTTCACAAAAATCTGTACCAATTACTTTACGGGAGATCGGGGCTCCGGCCTAGGCGGTGAAGGTGTAGCCGTCAATCCTGTTCGTATGGGTGGACGTGCTTCTACAGACATGAGATACGGGGATTTTGCTAGAACTGTTGACAATGAAAGTGATTTACAGGGGTTGACGAGGGCGTGGACTAAGTACTGCGAAAATCAGAAGTATGTTCCCGCATCCCCGAAAACACTCAGTCAGCAGATGGAGGCGGAGTTTCCTGAGCGTAAACCGATGACAGTCCAGCAGGAGCGTATTTTAAGCGACGTGAATCGGCCGAAAGCAACGATTACAAAGGTTCCTTTTGATTGCCGAGTAACTGAAGATTGCCGGACTTCAAGTGTAAGCCAACGTCTTTTTAATAATCCTACAAAGTTTGACCGTCAACAAAGGGCACACAATGCGGCCGTACAGAACGGTCAAAAACTAATGGATGCCTACTCGGAGCCCTTGAATACAAAGTATGCGAATCAAGGTAGATAAGGTGAAATGATTTTTAGACTCTATCCCATGATTTGGTATAATTATAGGATACAGGAACACAATACTGTCTATGGGATAAGCCCGGCACCTCAAGCAGGAACCTGGCTGGCTTCTAATGTACAGTGTGAAAGTGCGGAATGGAATGATCCTTTGTATGTAAATCAGCGAACTTACACACAAATTCTGTATAAGGGAAGTCCAGTCACTTGGACTCGGCTAATGGATTGGCTTAATGAGGGAATGGAGCAGGGCGTCGCACTTCAAGGGGCTGAAATGCCTAGGCCAAATCAGACATTTTATATTTCCGCATAGGGAATAGGATGAATACATCTCCTTTTACAGAAATTGTCTACTTCTGCGGGGATGGTATAATTGAATGGGATCCAGCAGACAAAAGTTTGGGGGGCTCTGAACAGGCTGTGGTCCAACTATCTGAACGATGGGCTTCACGCAATTATATCGTATCAGTTTATGGCAAACTTCAAGAAAAAATCACGAATGGTGTTTCATATTATAAGACTGAACGATTTGATCCTAACAGATCATATAACATTTTCATTATTTGGCGTGAATGCGGCATCAATTCACTTGGCTCAAATAAACCAAAAGCAAGAGCGGTTCTGCTAGATCTCCACGATTTAACGCCTACCGAAAAGATATATCCACTTTTAAGCTATGTCAATCAAGTGATGGTTAAATCACAGTATCATGCTTCATTGTTTCCCGCAGTCCCTAAAAGCCAATTAAAAATAAAGCCGAATGGAATCCTAATGAATGCCTATTTGGAATTGGAAAAGAATCCTCCGAAAAGAGAACCCCTGCGATTCTGCTACACTGCTAGTTATGACCGTGGTCTCCGTGAACTTCTAAAATATGGATGGGCTGATATTCATCAGCAGTTACCCGGCTCTGAACTTCATGTGTATTATGGTTTATCAAAGTGGGATCCTAATGCGAAAGAAACCGAACAACTTCTCAAACAGGCTGGTGTTGTTCATCATGGCCGGCAACCTAATCAAGTGGTCGCAGAAGAGAAGTTTAGATGTTCCCTCAACTTGTATCCCAGTCATTCTCTTACAGAAATAGATTGTATTAATGTACGGGAATCTGCCTTAGCGGGATGTATACCTATTCTATCTAATATGGCTGTCTTCGCAGAGCGTGATGGAGTCCACGTGGCAGGCGATGCCAATTTACCTGAATTCTATCCTCTTTATGTAAAAACAGTAGTTGAACTTGCTAGAAATCCGCAGAAACAAGTGGAGATGCGTCGTGTTCTTCGTAAGAGTGATCTTCTATTTACGTGGGATCCCGTTGCTACTTATTGGCTTACTGTTTTCCGGCAGGAGGTCGCAAAGCGTCAGGATGTACTTTGATTATTTAACTCTGAGTTGGGAGATGTGGTCTTTACCCTTATTTAATTAACTCTGAGTTAATTAGATGTGGTCTGTGGACTCAGTAAAATCATTTTGTATTAATCTGGACCGTCGTAAAGAGCGATGGGATCGCATGATAGCACAGCCCGAAATCAAACGCGTACCTAATCTGAAACGCTTTTCAGCTGTTGATGGTTCATCTATCTCAATTGATACAGATACGCGTATCTCAACAATATGCCGCTTTAATATTAAGAACCATACACGCAGAAGTCACGATATGCTGGATTCTATTGGCGGCGTTGGATGTGCTTTGAGTCATATTACACTTTGGCAAAACTTAGTAAAAAGCCATGAAAATGTTTTCTTAGTTATTGAGGATGATCTCATCTTACAACCGGGTGATTGGTCACGAGTACGCCTATTATATCAGCAGAATGAATGGCTTCATGATTCAAATAACTGGTCTATCTGGTCAATTGGAAATATCCGCTGCCGAGCTGGTGCTAATAAGCCTTATCCCGACGAAAATAAAAAGGAAAATAAATGGCTAGAGTGTAAAGAATTTGTTGGATTTAACTCCTATTTTATTTCCCGTTCTGGAGCTGAGAAATTACTAAAGGAATGCTTTCCTATTCAGCATCATATTGATTGGTTTACTGGCTTCTACGCTCAAACGCATCCCGATTTTAAAATTGTATTCAATAAGTCTTTGAACTTAGACCAAGATGAGGCTTTTGCTGGAAAAGATTTATCTGATATTCGGACAAAAGATGTATGTCATATTTGTGATTTACCATCTGATATTGAAATAAGTCATATGATTTTTAAAAAAGAAACCTTTTCAATAGGAGTTCTTATGCTAGTGGCTACGGGTATAGTAATAGCAGGTTCTTTTGCTTTACGAAAACAAAAAATTATATGATGCGTTATTTATAATCTTCTAATTTATTCTATTATTATAATGTTAATAGAATATACTAATGATACTGTATTTATTTTTTATATAACAGAACATATTGGCGATACATTTCATACTCAAAAAGTAGTACAAAATATCATAGAAAGTAATAAAGATAAGAATATATATTTTTACATGCATAACAATCTTTTCATTCACTCAAAATTTTCAGAAAAACTCATTTCACATGAAATAAATATTGAATTGTGTAAAATGATAAATAAAATTAGCCAACATCCCTATCAAATAGTTACACCTATTAATAAAGAAATAGTTCTTGTTGATATAAATAAGGGCAAACTAACAAATTGCTCTATTAACACAATAGAAATGAATCCTGAATCCTATCAAAAAGGAATTATTAAATATTTCGAAAAACTGAGTGAAAATAATGTAATTAATTTTAAATACGTTCCATTAGAAAATAAAGATCTTCTTCCAGTAATTCCAGCAACAAATATTGATCTTTTTCTTCAATGGAAAAAAACAATACCAAATCCATTAATTTTTTATTATAATTATTTTCCGAAATCGGGACAATTAATTCCCTGTATGACAGATTATGAGCATGAACAGGTTATTATTCATATTGCTAAAATAAATCCGAATTATATTATTCTTGTTCCTAAATATACTGAAGGTATCAAAGATATTTCAAATATTGTTAGTTGTGAAGAAATATTTAATTGTAAGGAAAATAAATCCTGCGAAAATTTATACAAGATAAATAAAATATTATGTCAATGTGAATATTCAGTTCATTATGATATTGGTGCAAGTATGACGTACATGAACACAGATGTTTTTCTTAAGAAGAATACTATATTACATTTTAAAGCATGTGATGGTGGTAGTTACTATGAAATTTTAACTAATTTTTTAAAATCAATTAATCCGACTGTTGATAAAATTCATTCTATTACCTGTCGTAATTATAAGGAAATGCTTACTTATTTTGACACTCCTCTATTATAATATTCTCTGGTGCGTTTCTCTTTTATCATAAATATGTCGTAAAAAAGTAATGTTATTGCTTTTTTATAATATAGCACATATAGGTGATTCATTTGAAATCCAGCAAATTATGCAAAATATAATACGCTGTAATCCTGAAAAAAATATTAAATTTTATCTTCCTTATAATCATTTTATTATGAATGATATATCAGGTAATTTGCTGTTTAAGGAAGAAGACTATACAAATCCACACACTGTAGAACTTTCTAACTGGCTTCAGCATAATTTTTATGGGCAGTTAGTAACAAATTATCGTAAAGTAAATTATCCTAATAATATTGAAAAATCTAATATAGTATTTCAACCTCATAATATTATAAATCCTAATTTGCCTAATTATGTAAATCAACACACAGTAGAACTTTCTAAGTGGTTACAGCATACTTTTTATCAGCAGCCTTTGATCAATTATCGTAAAGTTAATTTTCCTATTGGTGATGGAGAATTTATGATTATTAATGCTTGTCTTACTAGCCTTCACCGATTTAAAGAAGTTACAGAGATGGATCCTATTTCATTTCAAGAAGCATATAGTATGCAGTTAGATGAAATACGGCAAACATACGGGATTGACATAAAATACAATAAATTAACTACGGCGGAATTACTTCCACGTATTCCAGATACAAATATTGATTTATTTCATAAATGGAAAGCAAATATACAAGAACCTGTGCTTTTTTATTTAAATTATTTACCTAAGTCCGGTCAAAAAATTCCATGTACCACAGATGAAGACCATGAAAGAGTTATTTTACATATTGCTGCTGTAAACCCAAATCTTATAATTTTAGTTCCTAAGTTTACGGAGAAAATTAGAAGAAAGAAAAATATAATTAGTTGCGAAGAATTATTTGATTATAAAGAAAGCAAATCCTGCGAAAATTTATATAAAATGAATAAAATATTATGTCAGTGCGAATATTCAGTCCATTATGATATTGGTGCCTCTATGACATACATGAATACTGATTTTTTTCTAGCAAAGAATAAACTTTTTCATGTTAATACGCCACGATATCTATATTTCAAAACCATTTCCAGTTTTCTTGAGAAAATTGGATCAACTAAAAATCTGATAGATGTAAAGTGTACAACAACAGATGATGTTATAAATTATTTTGACACTCCTCTAATATCTGAATGGAATCAAATTCAACGTAAACAAGGCTACGGTGCTTCCTTTAATAACTTATATTTGCGGGATGATATAATAAAAAAAGAAGCAAAAAACGAATATGGTGTCAAGAAAATTCAAAAAGAAATCATTTTCTATAAATTTGTTCAAGAACATAAATGCTTCCCAGTTACCGAATTTATAGAATCAACTGATACTTCCTACACGATGAAATACTTACCTAAGCATATTCCACTATTTCAAGTCTTCCCTTTTTTCACAGAAACAAAAAAAACAGATATACTCCAAAAGATAGACTCCCATCTTCAGCAGCTTCATGAAACTGAAATAAAATTTGTTTCAAAGGAACATTATAAAAAGGCCCTTCAAACAGAAATGTTTGAAAAACTTGAAAAACGATATGAAGAAGTAAAGGAAATTCTCAGTGAATATGCTTTTATCAAGACTGTTAATAGTGTTCCAATCCGTACATTCCATGAAAATCTAGACCGTCTACAAAAAGTACTAAACGATTTTATCAAAACGCAAATTTATTTTAAATTTAATCCTATTCACGGAGATTGTCAGTTTAATAATATTCTATATAATGAAGAAACCGATGACTTAGTCTTTATTGATCCCCGTGGCTACTTCGGAGATAACGATCTTTACGGTTTAGCAGAATATGATTTCGCAAAAGTCCTATTTGCCCTAAGCGGCTACGACGCATTTGATGCCAGAGAAGTAACAGGCCTAGATATCAGTGATCATAATATTATGCTAGAAATCCCTACATTAGTTCCCGAGCCTCTAGCACAAACCAAAAACCGTTTCCTATCACAACTCGTTGTTTCAATCTGGATGGGAAATGCACACTGTTTTAAAGAAAATAAATTCAAAACAGCCTACAGTTATTTTATTGCCATGTATTATGCTTCACTTTACCTGTGAAAAATCATTAATCATATATACGTCCTCCTTTGATACACCTACATAATAGATACAACGAGTCACCTTCTCAAGAGAACGCAGGCCTCCAAGAGTATTCTCAAAGCCAATAATTGTCTGTGCCTGTGCCTCTTTCCAAAATCTATTCTTAGCCTCCTCATAAGGCTGAGAATGCGGTTTTCCAAGTTGGGTATCTTCACGTGTAATCCATTGCTTCACCCGTTGAAGCAGCGGCAACTTCTGCTTGAAAAACTCAACATTTTCCTTCCCCGTATTTGTTACAATCGCAAAGTTGATTCCAGCAGAAAGCAATTTCTCTAAAAACTCATCTGCTCCGCGAATCCAATTAATTGTTCCATGAAATGCTCGAAGGTTACGGTTTTTATAGTCACGAATGGCATCTATATTTTGGCAACGCGGATATTCACCATGCTGGATTAATTTCTGAAAATCGTCTTCATCAAACGTGTATCCCCAGTTCGCAAACGCACCCTTATAGGCGTGAAAATGGAGATCCTCCGTATCAATAAGAGTTCCATCTAGGTCCAGCAAAAGACACACCTTGGATGGATTCTCAAAAATGGGCGGATGCCACAGATGCTTAAAAGCACGCTGGATGCCCTCTTCTAGCGGCGTAAATTTATATGCATTAATATCGTATTTGTTATCCATTAATTGTGTATCGTAGGGACGAGCTGCATCTCCTACAGGGAACGAATTCTGAGGCTGAATATGATCTGCTGGAATGCCAAGGTAATTCGCGATCATAAGAGCCATTTGATATTTTGTTGTCTTATCCCGCGGATTATAAAAATGGTAGATTCCTTTCCGCTTTTCCTTTATAGAATTCAAAATAAAATGGCAGAAATCGGGAATAAATACGGGTCTACGCACAGACCAATTATCCTCTTTGGTTTGAACTGTAAGATTCAGAACCTTTTTTCCTATAACAGTTACGGCATTCTCCTCTAGATTTTCTAAAGTATCGCAATACAATACTGGAACGCGGATAATCTGTGCTCCTCCACAAGCTAAAACCCGTTTCTCAGCGATTAACTTTGAAATACCGTAATTCTGTAGCGGATTGACTTCACTTTCTGGACTATAAGGAGCATGTGAACCATCAAAAACATAATCGGTAGAAATATGAACTAGATGTACATTATTCTTAGCACAAATGCGGGCGACTCGGTCCGCAATATCAACATTAACTTTCTTTGTTTGAATCCAGTCCTTTTCGCACACATCCGTCAAACGTTGTACAATACAATTTACGCAAACTGTGGGTTTCTCCTTCTTAATAAATGCTTCTAAATCCGTATCGCTTTCATATGAAACCCGATGGCTTCCCTTAAAAGGTCGCGTGTTATGCGTAGAAACATAAGCAATATGCTCTTTATCAAACAAGTCTGACAAGCATCTACCAAGAAGACCCGACACACCTGCTATTAGTACTTTCATTCTTTAAAATATTCATTGTAGTTTCTTAAGCCAATATTTTAGGAGATCCGCAAGTGTTCCATCAATTGTGTATGTGGGCTCCCAGCCAAGTTCTTCCCGAATGCGTGTGGCATCGCCATCTTGATACTGGATATCAATCGGTCTCCATAACTTTTGATCAATCCGCTGTTCAACATCCGTGAGGCCACTGAGTTCTAGCAGTTTATCAGTGTAATACCGCATCTTGAGTGGAACGCCACCGCATACATTGTATACCTTTCCGGACGTGTTAGGGCTAGTCATAACTAGGAAAAAAGCATTCGCAATATCGCGAACATCTGTTACGGCACGGATTGTATCCA